ACCTCCTCGCGTTGCTGATCGCCCTCTTGACCAGCACCGTACCCGCCGCGTCAATGAACGGCAGCCGCCTACTGGTGGCCTCCTCGCGGAGCCAGCCGACGATCGTGGGCACGTTGTCCGCGCACCACTCGCAGCCGCGGATGTCCATCTCGGTTGCTCGTGCGAGGCATTTACAGCCGGCCTTCGGGGTGATGCCGATTCGGGATAGGAGCTTTTTCAGTTCCGTGCCCGGCCCTTCATTTGGTGGGGGCGGGGCATGTTCGACCACTCGCAGCTGGAGCAGGCCGCTGCCGGGGTTTTCGCCCAGCAGTTTGGCGATCGCCGCCGCGAGCGTGGCCGGGTCCACTCGCCCCGAGTACGGGAGGACCATGCTGCGTGTAGTCACGAGCAGCACTCCGGCGGATCACACGCCCTCGTGCAGACAGACTCCAGGCAGTCTCGCGTGCCGTCGATCGCGTGCCGCACCAATTTCCATTGGTCCCCGATGCACCGGCTGCTAGCCGTACCGCCCAGACAGTTGCTCACGGTCAGGTCGTCTATGCAGTCCTGTTCGCTCGCGTACCCGTAGCCGTCGATGACCACCGGGTCCGACTCCGCGTTCAGCGGCGACGAGACTACGGAGACGAGCGTGCCGCACGGGCAGACGGCGAGCACAACCTCAAACGTCGTAACGGCAGGCGAAGCCGGCGAGTTCGGCGAACACTGGTTTGTCTTCGTGACCGTGATGGTCACGAGTTTGCAATTCTGCGGCGGGCATAGTCCCAGCGCGTCGGTAGACGAGTTGCAAAAGTCGGTAAACGAGTCTTCTACCGTGACGGTCTTGTCGTAGAAGACCTTGTAATCCGCGGCTGGATCGCAGTCTGTCTCCAGCACGGCCGGGTCCGCGCACGACGCACAGTCGTCGGCCTCTACCCACCCCTCAGCCGGCAGGTCGTCCTGCGTGCCACGCTCCAACAGGGCGTCTACGATCCAGTCGCCAGTGCCGGGGGTGGCGAGGACGAGCGTGCGGATATCGGGAATCGCCCCCGACGAGCCGGAAAACTCCTGCACATACCAATAGCGAGTGGCGCCAGACTCACACCAGACCGATGCCGGCGGCGAGCCGTCAGGGCAGCGATCCTCGAGCACCGCCGCGGTCGCAACAGCACCGTCGATATACGGCACGCTCCAGCCGACGTACGAGCCAAAGTAAAGCGTGATGTCGTTCCCACACACGTTCTCTGCCCAGTCCTCTTGGAACATGTCGCGGATTTCTTGGTCGGTCAGCTCTGGGAAGTCCGGCCTATACTCTGCCACCTTGGCAACGAAACACGCCTCTTGTGACTCGTAGGGCCGAGTGATACAGCCCGGCAGCAGGTCAAGCAGGTCCGTGTACAGGCTCTGGTAGTACGACGATGTGCCGGGGATCTCATGCAGCTCAAAGGTCCAGTCCCACGGAGCGCACGAACAGCAAGCGTCGCACGTCGGGCAGGTGCATGGCGTGCCGCAGCAGGCGCTACAGGGCATGAGCATTAGTCACACTCCGCGGCGATGGCGTACCACCCAAACCCGTTGTTGCTCATGGCGACGTAGGCCGAGCTGGGAATGGTGGCGAAGATGTTGTGCGCGACCATCGTCCCGGCCGTCGCCGTGGGCCTCGAAGTGGCCGTGGATGGCGGACCGACGTAAAGCGTGATGACCGCCGACGATGCCTTCGACCACTCCGCTGTACCAACCTTGCCAATCATGATGCGGACGCCTGCCGCCCCACGATCGTTAGACGGGCCAGACAGCGGCTCTTTGCCGACGTGCTTCTCGGTGAGCCTCACGCTCTTGCCGATACGCTTGGCGTCCTCTTCGGAAAACCCGTAGGTCGCCATGCCTCACTCCGACAGGACGAGGTATTGCAGCCGGGCCGCCGAGGTGTACTGCGTGCTCGTCACCGCCCGCACGCCGATGGTAATGGTTGGCACAAGCGGCAGGACGGCGGCCATTCCACGCTGGAGCTTCACCACCTCTTGATTGTTCGTGCCGTCGTACGAACCAACGAAGATGGCGTGCGTGCCGCTCGTCAGAGTCGAGAGGTTGCGGAACGCCGCGTAGCCGGCCGCAGTCACGTTACCCAGAGACAGCGTCTGCACGGCAGTGCCGACCGTCACGACTGCACCCGCGCCGGCCTGAGTCGTCTGGTCAACGCTCACGCCTGACGAAGCAAACCGCTCGCTGTAGTTGCCGTTCGACACGCTCAGCGTGAGCGATGCCTTGATCTCGTCTGACATTAGATGCCTCCAAACGCGAAGATGTCTACCATGTCCACTTCTTTGTACGGGTAGGCGTAGAGCTTCTTGAGGTTGGCGTTCGCCACGCCAGGCCCATAGGCTGTGGCGAGTGCTATTGGCACGGCCACGCCGGCTCCATCAAGCGGCACTGGCTTACTGACGGGGTTTCCGGCCACGTCAAGGATCGCGCGGCGTTCGCCGTTGATCTTTTCGTTGAACCCCGCGTCGTAGTAGGTGACGACGTGCTGCTTGGGGTCGTATAGCCATTCGACGCTGATCGTCCACAGCTGCCGCTTGTCGTCGTAATCGGCATTGAATCCCTGGCAAAGCAGCGTGCGACGAGTGCAGCCGAGAAATTCAAACCGGTTCGTCTTATTGGTGAACGACAAAAGCCAGGCGAAGTTTGGATCTGTTACTTGGCTGTTGGTGTAGGTCAGCTTGGCAAGGCATCGATTCTCGGTCAGTCCATCCACTGGATCGCCAGCGGAGTTCCTCGCTGGCTCCCCGCCCGCCGTGCCGTCTGGCCCTTCGTCGGCCAGCGGCACTTGCTGCTGCTCGGTGGTTACCGTGATCTTCTTCCACGTCTCAGCGTCAGTGCCTTCTGGCTTTTCCTCGTCTGGGTCTTGCGGCTCCTCTCGCTTGTTGTCGTACTCAATGGTGATCTTGGCCGCCCGCTCCTGCTCCTCGCCCTTGAAATAGCCGAACTTGCGCGAGGTGACGTAGAACGGGATGCCGCCGACCAGCTCTAGGTCGTTCAGTTGCGGGATCTTGCGGTTGTAGAACGTCGGCCAGGTCGTGGTGTCATTGACCAGCACATTGAAATCAACCTCGCCGTCGAACTTGGCCAGCAGATCAACGGACCCCTTTATGTCCACGGAGCCCTTGGACCCCTTGGATTCGGAGTATTCAAACGAACGCAGTTGATGGACGGATACGATTGCCATGGCTATGCGGTGAGTGTCGCCAGTCCGAATCCGGTGAGGTTGCTGGCCATTTCGTCGAGAGCGTCAGCGGCCCGTTCCGTGTTGTCGGCGGTCCGCTTCGCGTCTTCCTTCACGTCGAGCCGCGGGTCGGCCCCACGCATGATGGAATTACGGAAGGACTCGCCCTCGCTGCTGCCGACGACGATGGCCTTGAGGTCTGCGGAGTTGATGCGGACCTGTGCGACAACAGAAGACTGGCTGCCGGCTTGGGTCTGTGCCTTATCGACAGACGACGCGGCGGATTGCGCGGCGTCGCGAAAGCCCTTTACGGCATCCGTCAGCGGCGTTGCAATTGCCTCGCCGGCTTTGTTGGCGTCCTTGTCTCCGTACAAAGCCTTCTTGAAACTGGCGGCAGACTGAGCCAGGTTCTTTTTGGCCTCATCCGCAAACGTGTCGCCACTGGCACGCCATCCTTCCCGCAGTTGGCGAAGAGCGTTTTCCGCTTTGCCGCCGCCGGGAATTACTGAGGCGATGTTTTGGCCGGCCTTGGCAAGCCCTTGAATAATGCGAGAAAACACTAGCCCAATGCCGGCGCCGACAGCCTTCAGGAACTCAAACGCTCCGCGGAACCCTGCTGCTATCCGGTCCGCAAACGTCCACATCGCGTTCCACTGCCCGCCGACCTGCGATAGATACTGAAACACAGCCTGTAGAGTTGGGCCGAAATTGGCGATTATGTAGTCGCCCACTCCCGCCAAGAACTGGGCAGCGTTCAGCAACGCCTCGCCGATGGCCTGCCCGATGTTGGCACCGCCGATAGTTCCAACGTAGTCGGTGAACGTCTGGGCGATCCCGGTGACAGCCGGCGCGAGGTGAGCGACCACCTGCTGCACGATGCCCTGAATCGACGCATAGACCCGCGTGAACGAGTCGTTCATGTTCTCGACGTTCTGCCCCTGGGCGTTCGTCAGCGTCAGGCCGAACCGCTCCGCTTCCTGACGGGCCTTGCGGATTGACTCTGCCCCGCCCTCGAACAGCGGCAGCATGGTCGCGCCACTGCGGCCGAACAGCGCCACCGCCGCGGCCGCACGCTCTGCCGGGCTCTGGATGTTGGCGATGGCCGAGGCAATGGCCTCGAACCTGTCCGCGCTCGACATGCCCTGCAACTGCCCGGCATCCAGCCCAAGGTTGGCGAAAGCCTTCTGGGCTTGCTTCGACCCACCCACGGCCTTTTGCATGGCAACGTCCGACTTGGTCATCGCCGTGCCGATCTGCTCGATGCCGACGCCAGCCAGGTCGCCGGCCAGCTTGAGCCCAGCGAGTTCGCCGTAGGTTGTGCCCAGCCGGCGGCTCAGCTTGCTCTGCACGTCGATGCTCTCGGCCGCGGCAGCGGTCATCGACGTGAACGTGTTCACGGCCGACTGTGCCATGGAGAACATCGACAGTTGGCCGAACGTAGATCCGGCGACGCTGCCCAGCATTCGCAGCGGGTTCACCGCCGAGCCGACCGTGCTGGCAAACCCGCCGAGGCTCTTCCCTGCTCGAGCAAGCCCAGCCGTCAGCCCGCCAGTGCTGGCCGTGATGCTGACGTTGACCCTTCCGAAGTTCTTGGCCATGCGTCAGCCCGGTAGTGGGATTGCGTTGAGTGCGGCGAGAATCTGCTGCGGCGTTTGAGCCCGCTTCGCAACGGGCATGAAGTCGTCAACCTTCTTGACCGGCGAGTTTTTGCCCCGGTAGGCGTTGGAGAACTGGGTCATACTCATTGCCGACCGGAGCCATTCGTCGCCCCACGGCTCCAGCAAGTAGTAGCCCATCCACCCGTACAACTGATCGACCGACATCTCCTCCGCGAGAGCGTCAACGTCCACCCGTCCCATCTTCAGCGCCAGCCGGTAGAGGAACAGCAGCACCGGCGACGCCTCTATTTTCCCGCCGCTTCCTCCACCGGATTGGCAAGCATGCCGTTGAGTTCAAAGGCGGCTTGCACAATCCGCTGCACAGCCTCCCAGTCGTAGGCACCGATGGCGGCCTCGTCTGCTTCGCTGAACAACTGCTTGCCGTCTTCAGCCACGCAGACGAGCGTCACGATCTTGGCGGACAGGTTGTTGAGGCTCACGCCTCCCTTGCCGCCGCCAACAATTTCCTCGAGCCGGTTGCGGCCCTTGGCGGTCAACTTGCTGACGTAGACCTCGCTGCCCTCACCGAGTTCCGGCACGGGCACCAACACCTTCGCCAGCGGTTGCCGTCGCTGTAGGAACTCTTCACGACTCAGAGCCATGCGCGCCTCCCTGCGTCAAACGAATCAACCAAGGGCACCCGAGAGCTTGATCGTCACGGAGCCCGACTGCATGTCTTCCATCTGGGCACCGGCCTCGTATCCGGTCATGTAGCCGAGCGCCGACCACAGCGTCACAGCCGTGCCGCCGTTGGCCCAGTACACGCTCACCACCTGGTTGGTGGCGACGTTCGCCAGGTCGGCGACGGGCTTGACGGCGGGGTCGTGCAGCACCTCGACCGACAGTTCGCCGGGGTCGTAAATGGCCGAGGCAACGAACTCCTTGACCGAGGACTGCATGTGCGTCGCATCGGCCACGGCCCTCGCAATGCCGCTGTGGTTGACGCCGGTAATCTTGTAGCCGGTCGCGGTGTGCAGCGCGGTGCCGAACGAAACGTAGGTGCCCTGTCCGATGTCAGCAGGCATTGGTCAGCTCTCCGAGTGGGTGATCTCGACTGTCAGGTCCGTCCGGTAAATGGGCGTCTGGTCGCCGGGGTTCGCTGGCTCTTGCTGGTCGTTTTCGTCCTTGACCGTGACGAGCCGAACCGCCGTCGTCCGCTTGAATTGTAAGGCTGACCGTACCGCTCGCCCGAGGTTGCGGCAGTCCACCAGACGGGTCGAAATGCACGACACCGTGTACGTCGTCCGCGTGATCCCGGTC